TGATATGAGCGCAGATATTGATATTGACTTGGCTGATAGAGACCAAGTGCTAAAACTGATACGCTACACTGTCGCACGACAAGTCACTCAAGGGCAGGTGCGTCGGCACAATTCTGGTGTGTATGTGACAGACATACCTCAAGATCCTGTGCACCAGTGTGCGGCCATAGACTATGAAGAGGCCGAGCAACTTGGTTACTTTAAAATTGATTTGTTGAATCAGTCAGTGTATCAATTGGTGCGCGACCCTGCACACTATGATCAAATGCTATCACAAGAGCCACCATGGCATCGACTATGGGAGGACACTGCTTGGGCCAGTCAACTGGTGCATGTGGGCAGTTACACAGGTCTGCTGGCTACTATGCACCCAGACAGTATACCCAGAATGGCAGCATTTATCTCAATCATACGCCCAGGCAAGGCACATCTACAAGGGCGCCCATGGGCCGAAGTATTTGAGTCAGTGTGGGATGGGGATGAATCTCGCGGATATGTGTTTAAAAAGGCACACGCTGTAGGCTATGCAGCCCTTGTGGCCTTGCACATGAATTTACTCAGTCAAGTCGCCGAACCAGCGTAATACTACGGCGTTTGCTTTTCTTTTTGGCTATTTCTGTTAGGCTGCACACAGGGCCATGTAGGATTTCTAGATCTTTGTTGGTAAAAGTTTTTAGGTAAATCCGAAAGGGCTCCCAGTCCTGCTTGAGGAAAATGTTGATGGGTATGCTGCGATTGCTTTCCCACCACCATACATTGGCCAGTTCTATGAATTTTTTCTTTAGTTCTGCATCCTGGATGCTGCCAAAATCATAAATGGTAGTGATAAAATCATCGCGATTTTGCACTATGCCCACATATTCAGAAGAGGCATAAACACACAGTGTTATAAAGGGGTACTTATCCGTCAATTTTGTAAAAAAATCGCTGCCCATAAATATTACTAAGGATTCCTATGTATTCAACCACTGTCTATATATATCAACAAAAAACCAAAGTGTTATTGATTGACACCAGTGGTGCCTATTTTAAACTGAGGTATGACCCTGTGTACGCCAAACGACTAACCATAAACAAAGGTGTTGATAATGTTATCTTGTTTGAATTTATCAATCAAGATGAAAAGCCGGTAAACATCACAGGCAGCGGCCTGGTTTTCCGTGTGGTAAATCAAGCAGGAGACGCGCTACTGGTTGAAAAAAACATGGAAATTATCAATGCTCCCTATGGCCGCGCCAAGGTCACACTTACATCACAAGACATTGTGGACATTGAAGCACAGCCCGCAGGCTACAGCATACAGCGTGCTTCAGGCAACTTGGTAGAAGCAGTGTTTACCGATGCTGCCGCAGGTGCCAGAGCACCCATAGACATTGTGGATTCTGTGTTTCCAGAGTTTGTGCCCAGCGAACCAGTAATCATTCCCACAACCAATCTCAGCGCACAAGGTAGCTACGGACCCTATGATGCCAGTCCCAGCCAGTGGCCCGATTGGGCTCTGGGTCAACAGTTTGGTGGTGGTGGCATAGGTACACCTTATCAAACCACTGAGTGGTACAGCAGTCATATGGCACCACAGGGACCAGTTACAACCATTCAAATGGATTTGATTCACTACACTGGCACAATCAAGGTACAAGGCGCCGAAGACTACCAAGGTGTTTGGTACAATGCCACTGAGAGTAGAACTTATCTAAATGAAACCGGAACCATTTACTTCAATGTGTTGGGTTATCATCCCCTGTTGCGTTTGGCGTTTAACAACAGCCTTGCTACTACATCCAGTCAACCCGGTATTCCAGCCACGGCCAACGCCATAGTAGTCAACGGTGTGGTTACTAGTATCACAGTGACCAATGCAGGGCAAGGATACTTGGCACCGCCCAATGTGACAATCATTGGTTCAGGTGCAGGTGCCATAGCCACTGCTCAAATCGGCAACGGTCAGGTTGGTACCATTACAGTGGAGAATGGTGGCAGTGGATATCGTCCATGGCTCCCTGGCAGCGCGGCTGCATTTGTAGCCATCAATACTGGCTATCCTGTCAACATCTTCTACCGATAACGTTTGCTTTTTGCTCCGCATCCTGCTATAATAGCAAGATGTTTGATGTCTCAACTGCACTGCCGGCCAGGAGAAAACGCACAGCATCGGGCTGGATCAGTTTCAATGCGCCCTGTTGTGTGCACAAAGGTGAGAATCCAGATCGCCGCCAACGCGGTGGCATCAAACCCAATCCAGACGGATCCTGGAGTTATCACTGTTTTAACTGTGGCTACACCGCCAGCTTTATTGTGGGCCGTAATTTGAGTTTCAAAGCTCGCAAACTGTTGCAGTGGTTGTCTGTGCCCGAAGAAGAAATAGAACGCATCAACCTTGAGAGTCTGCGTCATAGAAACATTGAAGGCATCTTGCATGAACGCCGGCAGGTCAGTGAGGTGTTGCAGGGCATTGATTTTGAAGAACGCGACTTGCCGGCCATGGCCGAGCTTATGACGGACCAACATCCTGTGTATCAGTCTTACATTCGCAATCGTGGTCTGTCCCTGAATTATCCCTACATGGTGCAACTCAACAATGGCTTAGCCAGACCAAACATCATAATTCCATTCACACACAACGACAAGATAGTGGGTTCGGCCTGTAGATTTATTGACAACAAAACACCCAAGTACATCAATGACACTCAACCCGGCTATGTGTTTGGTACTGACCTACAGCAGCCCAACTGGAATCATGTATTGGTCATAGAAGGCGTATTCGACGCACTCAGCATCAACGGCCTGGCGGTGTTGCACGCCGATATCAATGACGCACAGGTACGACTAATACGCAGTCTTGATCGCTCAGTGACAGTGGTGCCGGATCAGGATGCGGCAGGAATGAAGCTGGTGGATCGCGCCTTGGAACTGGGATGGGCAGTGAGCATACCGGAGTGGCCCGACACTGTCAAAGATGTCAATGATGCGGTGATTCGTTTTGGTAAGTTGGGTGCCTTGCTAACTATAATGCAGGCCAGAGAAACCAGTAGGATTAAAATCGAAATGCGGAGGAAGCAACTTGCTAAAAGATTACACAGCTGATGTTCAGCGACTGTTCTTAGAAATGATGTTGGAAGACGCAGAAAGTTATGTGCGTGTTCAAAACATCTTCAACCCAGAAAATTTTGATCGTAGTCTGCGTAGTGCGGCCAAATTTATCAAGGATCACAGTGATGAACACAAGACTATGCCCACGCGAGAGCAGATTGCTGCTGCTACTCAAGTCAGACTCAATACCATTCCAGAGCTCAACACCGGGCACTTCGATTGGTTTATGGAAGAATTTGAGGCTTTCACCCGTAGGCAAGAGCTGGAGCGGGCAATTCTCAAGAGTGCAGACTTGCTGGAGAAGGGCAATTATGACCCGGTAGAAAAACTGATCAAGGATGCAGTACAGATATCCTTGACCAAGGACATGGGCACAGACTACTTTGCAGATCCGCGTGCTAGATTGATGGCATTGAAAAACAACAACGGACAGAACTCCACAGGTTGGCCAGCCCTGGACAAACTGTTGTATGGTGGATTCAATCGCGGCGAACTACAGATCTTTGCAGGTGGTTCGGGTTCAGGCAAGAGTTTGTTCATGCAGAACTTGGCAGTGAATTGGGTGCAGGCCGGACTCAATGGCGTGTATCTAACATTGGAACTCAGTGAAGGTTTGTGTAGTATGCGTATTGATTCGATGCTCACCAACACATCCACCAAAGAGATTTTTAGAGATCTTGACACAGTGGAAATGAAGATCAAGATGATGCAGAAGAAGTCGGGAAAGTTTCAGGTCAAGTACATGCCGGCACAGAGCACAGTGAATGACATTCGTGCATACTTGAAAGAACTACAGGTCAAAAACGGTTGGAAGGTGGATTTCTTGTGCGTGGATTACTTGGACTTGATCATGCCAGTGAGTGCCAAGGTATCACCCAATGACTTGTTTGTGAAAGACAAGTATGTGAGTGAGGAATTGCGTAACTTGGCCAAAGAACTCAATGTGTTGTTTGTGACAGCGTCGCAGTTGAACAGATCGGCTGTGGAAGAAATTGAGTTTGACCACAGTCATATTTCGGGTGGTATATCAAAAATCAATACTGCGGATAATGTGTTTGGTATCTTTACTTCAAGAGCCATGCGTGAGCGTGGGCGTTATCAAATACAGTTGATGAAAACTCGTAGTAGCAGCGGTGTGGGTATGAAAGTGGATCTAGAGTTTGATATCGAAAGTCTGCGCATTAGGGATCTAGCACAGGATGAAGGCTATCAAGAATTCAAAAAACGCGCACCCAGTATCTATGAGTCAATCAAGGCCACCAGCAAGGTCAGTGACGCCGAACCCAATGCTACCACGCCTGATCAACCTGGCAAGATCACTGCTGATGTGCAGAGTGCCAGACTCAAACAACTGTTGGGCACATTAAAAACTGGTAGTTAGGTAGTCGTGTATGTCAAGGCTGCGCACTTCGCGGCGGTTGCAGTGTAGGTACTGACTGCCATCACGACTTTTGACTTCGCCTTGACCCAGGATCACTGAACCGGATCCATACTTGACGGGACGATCCACCACAAGATCCACATACTCACCTTCACCCACACCCAGGGTGATAAAGTGAATGTACTTCTTTTGATCCGATCTAAACACACGACTGTTGGCCACTATGCCAGCAAACTCATAACGATCTAGATAGAGATTCTTCACGCCCATGTTGGGCAAAAAGCCCGGAGTGTTCCATGCACCCGATTCGCTGAAAGATTGCAC